TAAGATAATCAAATTTTCGTTGCTGTTGATTAATGTTTCACTGTGATGCCAAAAACCACCTGAACCAATCAGTACACCTTTAACAAAACTACTGGCGTTTTTAGGTATATGAATGTAGGTCTTATCATTTACCTCATCGACCCAGCATTCACCTAGTCTATGCCCAAGATGTGCCCAACGGCCTAAATCCATTACTTGCTCTGTGCTGGTAGGATATAGTTATAAGTAGCAAGACCTGAGTTAACAGTAATCTGTGCTGCACCTTCATCACTAATACTAAACTTTTTATCGCCTGCTAGGTTTAAGATACTTAATACAGCATTAACCGGCCATGACCAATTCTTAGTTAACGCACCAGTAACACCTGCTTGGAACACGAAGTTGCCTGCGTGACTGCTGTGATCACCAAATGATAATTCTAAGTTGCCATTGCTAGTTTTAGCAGTGAAGTTTGCTTCTTCTGCGTTAGCTGACGCTTGAAATTTAAGTCTTTGGATATTAGCCACTGTTGGCTCAAATTCAACGTGCCATGTTACTGGACGCATCTTAACTGTTTTGAGTTTGTCGTTAACAATCTCTTGGCTCATAAAACGATAATCGTTTTTAAAGTCGCCAGCGGCATTTTCAAAATGCAAACCTACTGCTACACTTTCGCCATTTCGATCTTGTTTGGTTAAACTAATCTTAGCATTGTCTTTGTATTCCGGAATACCCAAGATAGTGTTTAGTTTACCTAAGTTTGGCATACCAAATGTCCCAATAAATTCTGCTACTGGTCCGTTTAGTTTAGCCTGTACGATGACACTACGGTCTTCTGCTAGTGCTTCGATGTTTGTTTCTGAATCTGTACCTGATACTTTAACTAAGTCAATAATGCCTAAGCCATAAGTGTTTTTAACGATGTCTAATAGATGGTCTCTCATTTAATTCTCCTTTGATAATTGATTATATATGATTTATTTAGATCTTGCAAGTAGTTTGATAAAATTATTTGCCAAGTATTTGTCCCATAACTGGCTGTAGTTTAATTGTATGTAATTCACCTGGACGCTTTATTTCTAACCAACTAATATATTTTATCAACGAATCATTGTTGACGACATCATATTCTGCTGTTAGTTCAAATCCAATAGTCTTACACAGATCAGTTAAAATACGTTTCGGTGTGTGATGCATGAGATTGATATCTACTAGGTCAGCAGATTGTTCTAAATCACTATTGTTGTAGCTAAACATCAAGGTTCCGCCTGGGCGTAATAAATTAAATACGTTACGTAGATAAAGCTCTGTGATTTCTAAATTAAAAAAGTTAAACATCATCCAAGAAAAAATAAAGCTAAATTGATTTTGTGGTAGAACTGACAAATCATTGATGTTGATTACATAGGTTCTTGTACGTCTTTTATAGGTATCATTGAAATGATCAGTAACCAAATTGATTAATTTTTCATCACGATCACAGAAGTACAACGGATCACCGGCGATCAATTGATTTGAGTACTCAATCGATAATAAATTACACCGTTGGGGAATATTATCAACAATATCAATTTGATACTGCCCTACATATTCGCAACCCAATCTCAGAGCAGAAAACCGCCAATCGGCATACTTTTGTATTCTTGCCAGGATTAGATGATTCGTGTCGGGGGTTATTTCAAATACTGGAATATCTATAGTAATATCAGTATTAAAATCCTTGGCCAAGCTGTCAATGGTTTGGTCAATGGTGTTTATTTCATCGATTAATTCTCGTTGAATCTCTGACGATTTTTCTTTTAACTGTTGAAATTCATTGATCACATGATCAATTTTATCATGTACTGGAAGTTTATTAATGTTAGAATTCTCAGTGACGGTTATATTAAGCAGTTGTACGATCTGGTCGATCGGTTCGTCCAATGTTAATAGTTTTGATCGTGTGATCAAATCATTGCGGAACTTTACTAATTCTCTCAACGTAGGCATTATTCAAAACTAAACAAATTATCAAATGTTGTGGCAATCTGTGTGTTCTCAGCAATTTGCCATTTCAACACACCTAGTAAGTTTTCTACCTTTTGATCTACAATACCTGTTTCCATGCTGGCATCATCGAATGGTAGTTCCTTGAACCACGCTGGAATGTGTGTTTCATCTGTGGGGTATCCGACACTGCTATATCCCAATGGATTGTCTTTTAACTTACACACCACAGTTTTCATACCATCAACGATTGTCATGCTGTATTGATCACCCATCATGCGTTTTAAGTTGTTCCAATTCATAGCCGCACGTACATGTCCTGGCATGTTGGCTTTACCTAGACGCTCTTCTTCTTTAGTGTATTTTGTCAAATTGTTTACACGTTTAGGAGTGCCTTTTTCCCAAGCCGGACGCTCTGTAAAGATCAATTTGAAGTCACGCACTTTATCAATGATTGCATCACGACCTGTGCCTGTCAACACAGATAATAAGATGTCACTTAAGAAGTCTTGGATTACTTTTGGAGTATCTGATCTCTTTAAGTCCAACCCCATGGCTTTTACTTTACCAGGAGTGCCGTGAGTGTCTAAACGATGCCCTTCCATGTCATAGATTAGGATAGCATAGCGTTTCTTTTTAATAAACAGGCCTTTGAGCGATACACTTTCTCGCCCACCTTTAATCAGTTCACCTTGACGACGGGGAGTATGGAATGCCTTTTCACAGAATGCCGGAAAACTTTCATTGACCTGATCTGCGATGCTGTCATACAAGCCCACTGCTATGTCTTTGGTCCATTCCATCTTACCTTCTTCTACGTCTTTCTTAACCATTGGGTAAGCACTAAAGTAACACGAGTCTGTATCACCATATATGATCGCTTCGCCAGTGTGATCATATACGCCGGTGATACATTCATTGATATATGCATCCATATGACGGGCGATAGTTCTGCCAGTTAAGGTAGTTGATTGTCCAATTCTTTTATCAAAGAATCTGCAACCTGGATTAAGAATAGCACCATACAAACTGTTTAGGTTAATCTTCTTAACCAGCTGACGCTTGTCCCAGAATGCTGTGTCTTCATTAGAGACAGCCTCTTTCTTTTTAACCTGCATGTCTTGCCGTTCAGCATACCAACGTTCTAGTAGGCCCGGTATAATACCTTTGCGCTCATTATTGAAAATAGTACCATTGGCTGATAAGATCCACGGCTTGTTGCTGTCAAAGATTAGTCGCCAAACATCTGCGGCACTTAGGACATCACTGGAGCCATTGGCCCAATCGATAGTGATCTCAGTACCGACTTCACCATTCATCACTGCGGTGTATTCTAATGATCCAAACAAGTTTTCCCATGCGTCTGCAAATGAGCTACCTGCTGTTTGTTTTTCTTTGATATAGTGTTCGGTCATCGTCTGGCGTAGTTGTCCAACGATAGTCTCTGGGCCCATGTTCAGCGCACGAATAGCACTTGGATATAGTGAGTTAATGTCAATAGCACCAATGTAGTCATGCATGCCTGCTTTAGGAGTTGCCACATACGCACCTGCTGCCTGTGTGTCAAATTGTTCATCACGGTTACGATTTGGCACAACCATGCCCAGTTGATGTGCTTCATTGATGATGGCCTGCTCAGTAACTGCCACAGCACCCATGGTAGTTTGTAGTAGCACTGTGTTGTCATGTGCCAACTCATTGGCTAGATCTAAAAAGCGTAGTTTTGTATCTAATTTGTGTAGCAGGGCAGTGTCTTGGCGATTGTATTCGATAAACTTAGCAAAGTCTTTGTTGTATAATTGATCTAGTGTGCCTTCATATTGTGTTTTACTTTCGCCTAGTTCATATTCTGATATAGCATCTAAACTATAGCTGTGACGTTCTTCATAGGTATATTTGCGATAAAGTTGCATATAGTCCATATGCACCCGACCAATCAAATCAAATGTCATATTAGCCGCACCAAAGCGTTCAAATTCACGTTGCTTGGGGAACTGTCCCCATAAACAGAATCTGCGTGTGTCATCTTTACTCAATACACGATTAGTACGTTGCACCATATATGGGATATCGAAACCCTCTGAGTTCCAGCCACTTAAGATGTCAGCATCATCGATCAAATCTAAGAATGTTTTAAGCAGGTCTTCTTCACGTTCCATCAAGAAACAGTTGTCATACTTGCTGGCGATCTCTTCAGCAGTTTCCCAGCTCATTGACTTAGGTGGGATAACCATAGTAACTAATTTGTCTAGCCAATCTAGATATACTGATACCGCAGTAATTGGATTGAATGGATCTTCTGGGCGGCTGAATCCTCTGACAGGATCAAAGTCAACTTCAATGTCAAAGAATGCTGTTTGTAGTTTAGGCGACTTCTGCCCAAGATAGTTTTCCTCAAGACAGCGGAACACAGGATTGATATCACTTTCCCAAATACGCTTGCCTGAATTGATTTTAACTTCTTTGTGAAACTCTTTACCTATGCGTGTGCTGAAACGTGACACTGGTGTGTCATAGATAGTACGGAATTTACCGCGAGGATCATCATAGTAAAAAGTATAATTGGCAGGATATTCTTTGTATTCTCTTTGCCCATTGACTCTCTCTACAATGTAGATACGATCTTTATTTCGATCAAATAGTGCGTCGACGTAACTCATTCATTTCCTTTTTGTGCGACTTCTAGCTCACACACACTCTTCATGCCCAGGTGGGCGTTTTTCTATTGTTTATTATAACATTAATATACGGTAATAGCCAACAGAATCGATGATCAATAATGTCAAACTGGTCATCAATAATCCAAAACTGCCACGACTTACTGCTGAAAATATACTGATACTAATCGCTACAAATATAATTGGATACAGTAAGAACCAATCAACGTAGGGAACAGTCAACGAAACTGTAGTTGCGATAATTAAGTTTAAAAACCAATTTGTGGTTTCCAAACATAATCTAACTGGGTGCGCACGCCAATCTTTCCTAACAAATTCAAAGGTCTTGTGCCAATCGATCAAACCGTACGCCCAACAGTTTCTAAGATGTCTGTTAAGGTTTCGTGATCAGCGTTGGTTTCAGTTAATTTTGATTTTTGGGCAATCTTGATAGCTTTCTTTAAGATAGCTGGTTTGATTTCTAATTCTTCTGCGATCGCTTTAACAGTGTCATTAAGACCTGCTGACAAAT